GTCTTAGTTGATTCTCTAATCCATTTTTTATCAGATTCTAAAAGTCTATGATCTCTAATTTTTCTTAAGCATTTCATCTTAAAATCTAGTGATTCTTTTATGATATTATTAAAATCTTCCGCGTCCACATCATCAATTTCAAATGCATATAACGATTCATTGATTGAATCAGCTTCATCACTTATCTTGATTATTTCCAGACTTTCTTTAGACAGAAAAATATACATTTTATTATCTCCTATTTTACTGTTAATTTATTTCACCACCATTATCAGCAAGTTCATTTGCTGTACCACCTGTTGGCTGAGTAGCATCATATTTGCCTATTCTACCAGCTAAAGAAGCAGCAAGTCCATAAGTTGGATTAGTACCAGTTGAAAGATTACTACCCGAACCTATTTGAGCACCTACAGTGGCCCTGATTCCATATAAACCATTATTAATATAATTATTATATACAAATCCATTAGATGCTTCAAGCCAAATGCCAGATGTATTATTAACAGCAGCAGGGGCAATAGCATAACAGCCTATTATTGTGATTAATGTACAGCCTGCAGCATAAATTGCATCTTTAGTGTTACTACCAAGTGAAGCATCTGCCTTAATATTTTCTATTTCAACTCTGGCAGTGCACCATTTAACACTAATAAATGGATCAGATAAAGTTGTGGAAGTTCCTAATTGGACAGCTTGATTTGTATGAGCACCACTCTCTCCAGTGTTTCCTAAAATTTTTATAGTCCCATAATAAAACCCATTAAAAAATAATGAGGCATTAAGACTATATGTACCATCAGCAAACTGGAATATTAATGTGTGCCCGCCTAAATTTCTAGGCAAATTATCAATTAAAGATTGTATTTCTGCTGCGCTCATAGAACTTGTAAAATTAACTGTCCTATCATCTCCTAGTATTTCTGCACCACTCATTAATCTGCTTTCGATAACCTTCAGACTTTCAGGTGGAGTTGTGAATGTTAAAGTATCATTACTAACTGTATAATCTGTCGTTGGCGTTTGGATAATTCCATCAATTGTCACTAAGATATCTTCTGGATTAACAATAATCTGTGACATAACAAATTCATTCTCTGTGCCATCACCAACCCATTCATCAAATACTACTGCTCCAGCTGCTGCTGTAGGAATATCACTAGTCATAGCAAGTGTTCCATTTTTATCTGGTACAGTAATTGTACGAGTAGTAGAAGTTGTTATATTACCTAATTCAAATGCAAGTTTTTTAGTTGTATCAGCAGAATTTTTTATTCTAAATTCATCATCAAGTGCAGAAAAAGATGAACCACCAGCAAATGGATTATTATCTAGCCAATTTATTAATGAACGTGGTACTAATGAAGAATGATCATTTGCATAATTAGTTGTATTCGCAATGAATCTATTATCAATAATATCAAATGTATTGACAAGATTAGTAGCAGCATCTGCTATATATAAACCTAATGTATTCCAATAAACAGTATTGTTTACCACTTTGATGCTGTCCATGTTAACAGTTTGAGATGAATGTCCTAATCTTATAGCTTTTGAACATTTATTAATTATATTACCATCTATTATAAGATTATAAGTTCCAGGAGTACCTGATGTAACAGTATGTGGGAATATACCTGATGCATAACCACTTATTATGTTATTGGTAAATTGTCCGCCATTTACTCCTGCTGTTTGTATAGCATATCCAGATGTTGAATCAGCACCAATAAAATAATTATTATCAATTATAACATCATTATTATTTTTCTCTAACCATATTGCTCCATCTCCAGAGCCAGTAATAAACTTATTTCTTTGTATAAACAAATCAGCAGAACCTGACGTACCACCAGAAATACCAAATGTAGGTGAGCCAGATGCGTCTATAGTATTATTGATTAGCCGCACTCCATTTTTATTATTTACTTGGATTATAGCACCTGCAGCATTACCAGTAATCGTAAATCCGCTAATAGTAGTATAATTATTAACTTCGATGCCTGCATTATCCGACATTATCGTTTCAATAAAAGTTACTTCTAGTCCACCAATTGATATTAATTTAATACTATCTTTAGTAAACGCAAGATGTTCAGAATAAGTACCTGGAGAAACATAAATTAGATCACCAGAATTACAATGTGCTAATGCAGCAGAAATAGTCTGATAAGGGGAATTAGCACCAACATATATAGTAGCATTAATAGCATCAAAACCTAATGGTTTCTTATAATATCCTTCCTGTGCGAACAAAAAAGTAACAACTGATATAATAAATAAAAATATCTTTTTCATCACATTCTCCTTAATTTGCTTCTATGCGAATTTTTTTAGATGCTATGGGGATATATCCTACCTTTAGGTATAAAATATCTTCTCTCCATAACTTAGTGAATGCTTCTCCACCAACTCGTTTTATAGTATTTTTAGAAGGGAAAGATGCATCAGAACTAATATATAAAGTATCCGATGAAGTACCATCATTTACAGCAGTGATAATACGAGTATTAAATCCAAAAGTGACAGTGTCAACTGTTGTACCTTTTGTTGACAACCATTCGGAATATGAATTCGCACTTGTTAATAATAGTTCATTCGTCTTTACAATATTGCTGAATATAGAGTCACCTGTTTCTTGAGACATTTTTTTAATCAATTCATCATGAATTCTTTCTTGTCGATTTGCAGAAGTATCTAATAAAACCTCAATAGCTGCGAGTAACAAGCTCATACTTTCTGTATTGATCACAACTGTGTCAATGGCAAATTCAATAGTAGAACCACCAAGTATTCTGACAGGCAACCCTCTAAATCGCATTCCACCTGAAATAATTTCTGAATCAAAATTACCCAGATACACTGTTTTCTCTTCTCCTGTTGCTGTTGTGTCCACCCACCACAGACTCTGTGCAGTAAGTGAAATAGACAATAACAAGAATAATATTATAAATGTTTTCATTTCTTTTTACTCTCCTTATAATGTTGTATTTTAAGTTCACTTAGTTCCTTTATGGAATTGCTCAATATTCGAGCTAAATTTTTTAGTTCTGCACTTCTTTCTTCTTTGGAATAATTTTTCGACACTGTAATCTCTTTACGAATTTTTTTAAGCTCTGTAATTTCACCTTCTTTGCGGGAAATTTTGTTAGGTAAACCACTAAATTGTTCTTCATAACTCCTCTGTATTTTTAATGGATTAAATCCTACGAAACGATAGGTTACATCTAGCCAGTCAAGATCATCTCTTTTGATTAATTCATTATCACCAAGTTTGACACCCTCTTCATTAAGTTTCATGCCATTTAAAGCATTACGTATAAACAATGGTGTGAATCTTAACATATTTTTCCTAGCTTTTTCTTTTTCTTTTTCTGTCAAATAAGTGTCAGAAGATATAGATGCAAGTATATTATTATACAACCCATCAGCACCAGCAAGTATATCTTTACCATATCCATAAGGTGCACCAAACATAACTTCTGCTAATTTACCTTCTGTAGAACGTGCTCTGGTTTCACTCCATGCATCAGTAGGTAATAAACTACGCTCATCAAATAGATTGCTCATATCTATACCAACACCTGCGGGTAAACCTTTACCTAATAATGTACCTAATTTGCCACCTACAACTTCATCGACATCATCAAGCAATCTCAATGCTTCATATTCTACATCATCTTCTGAAAATATATCTGCTATTGCCATAGCTGTAGCAAATAATGGAAATTTTAATATACCATGTAATCCCATACCAATAGCAGATTTAGTAGCTAATGCCCCCCATGCACGATTGCGGAATAACATTTCATACATTCCAAGATTATGTGTTGCATAGGTTTTAAAAGTCATAAATGATTTATCAAGCGCTTTGATAGCAGCATTATGTTTCTGTCCTAATTGACCCGGAGCAAACGCAGGGACTCTACCTGCTATTCCCCATAATCCCATAGATTTATCGATATTATCTATAACATAATTTTTTAATTCTTCATATCGCAATCCTTTGGCTTTCCCTATTTCATAAAAAGTGAGCATGCTTTGTATTCTTGTACCTTTTTCGATCATTGCAGATAAGGAATTCATTACTTTTTTTATTCTTTCTATTCCCTTCACCGCACTAGAAGCATAATGTAAATTAACACCTGTTTTTTGAGAAGCTAATTCTGTAAGTCCAACAGAATTTATTTTGCCATTTAATACCAAACCATTATATAAAGCTATCAGCTCAGGGTC